CTCGGTTGCTCATAGACTTCGCTCGCGCGCGCAGTCGCTCGAGCGCGCGCGCGAACCAACCCCGTCGTGCGTCGCTCGCGCACGCACACGGGGGGTATGGGGGGTGCGCGCGCCCGAGCGAAAACACCAATCCTGTCAAAATGGGCAAGTTGGCAAGGGTCATTGCTCGGTCTCCTCACGCGGCAAAGAGGCGAAGTGGCAGGCATGACTGCGCCCGATGGACCAGCGGTGAGCCACCCCCAACGCCTCGGCCTGGCGCAGGAATTTGGCGGCCTGGCGGGCCGACAATCCGGCGCCCTCGGCGGTCAGGAGGATCAGGTCGCGGGGCTGAGGGGTTTCCTTGATGAAGGTGCTGGCGAAGCGCTGTGCATCCCACCCGGCATCCGGGTCGGGTTCTTCCTCCTGCTTCTTGCGCGGCTTGTCACCGCGCAGTTGGGTAGGGTCGAGGTCATCGGCGGCGGACCAAATCGGGAACGACCAGCGCAAACACCGCGGCGCGCAGGGCGGCCAGGAGCGAACGGCGGCGTCGAGTACGAAGGCGTCCTCCTCCTCATGCGGCCGCAGGACCATGTGCGTGTCCGTGGCCCGGCTTTGGCTCCCGGCGCCCGCGCCCACGTCGGTAACCGATTTGCCCGACTGGTTGCCTTTGCTGGAGTGGTGGATCAGCACGAACGAGCAGCGGAGCAGGTCGGCGTAGCGGTCGATGTGGTTGTAGAGCGACGCCATCGTGCCGTTGTCGTTCTCGTCCATGTCGCGGGGCATGAAGCGGTAGAAGGCATCCAGGATGATGACCTTGAAGCGGCCGGGGGTGAGAGATTGGAAATACGCGCCCAGCGTGAAAACGTCCTGCAGGTAGCCGCGCAGGTTCTGGACCCAGACCCGATCGGCATAGGCGTCGATGGGGATGCCGCGGGCTGCGGCAACCTTGGGGATGCGGTGGGCGGACGTCTCGCCGTGCAACTCGTTGTCTAAGATCAGCACGTCGCCGCGTTCACATTTGAACTGCCCCAGCCAATCCCGGCCCGTGGCGATGGACAGCGCCAGGTCGGTCACGAGCCAGCTCTTACCGACTTTTGGGGCCGAGATCAGATTCATCGTCTCGCCCTCCCGCAGCAGGCCATGCAGGATGGGCGGGCGCAGGTCGGGATACTTGCCCACGAGGGTGCGGACGCTCAAGGGTTGCAGGGTTGGCGCGGGTGCGGTGCCGGCGACCGGCACCATGCCGGGCGGAGGCAGAGGCGCCGGCAAAGGCGCAGCGCCATACCCTTGCGCCCGCAGCGCTGAGGCGGCGCGAGTGTAGTCGCCTCCATGCTCGAGGATCGTGTAGACGGCGAAGGGACCGTAGGCCTTCGGGCCGTCGAACGGCGCGGCGTTCGAGGAGAAGACGAAGAACACCCGATCCTTGAGGGTCGCACTCCAGCCCTTGCTCTTTCCTGGCCGGCGCCAGTATTGGTTTTCGCCATCGCGGGCCAGCGTCCAGCCATGCTGCACGAGCAACGCAGCAACATCGCCCCGAGCATTGAAAGCATCGCCGGGACGCTCGGCCGAAGGGTTCGAGGGTGAAGAGTTACTCTCCGGCGGAACGGCCACGGGCGGCGGGATCAGCTCGTTGAGCGACCAGGCGGCATCGAGCAAGACGTCCCGTTCCTCGGCCGTAAGTAAGGGCATATCCTCGATCTGGCCTTGCATCAGCTCGTATCCGGGCGTGGGATGGCAGAGGAATAAGCCACCCTCGCCCCGTGTTTCGATGAGGGTGAGGGTTACTTCCCCGGCGCCGGCGGCGTTGCGCCGCGGTTTGTAGGTCTTGCCGGCGATGACGACGGGCGTGTCGTCGGGGGTTGGGACGGCGCGCTGTGCCAGGTGGATGTTGCCGCACACCGCCGCGGCGCAGCGGTAGATGACATGCCAGCCGCCGGACTGCGATTGCTCAATGACCAGGCGCCCCATGAGCCCGGGCGCCTCGGCCTCCACCAGCTTGCCCCAACGGTCGAAAAGCTCGCCGCCGTTATCGAAATCGATCAACTCCAAATTCCCCGACACCGCCCCCGTCACCAGGCAAAGCGCATCGTGGCGATTGGCGAACCACGCCGTTACCTCGGGCTCGGTCGGCAGGCGGGTTTGGTAATCCTTCCATCCCGTCAACGCCGGACGCTTCTCGGCCAGGCGTGCGGGAAGCACGGCTAGGCCGGCGCGTTGGTAGCAAATGGCAGCATCGAGCAAGGTCATGCACGGTTCCATCATCAAAATGGGATGTCATCGTCCGGCGGCGTGGGCAGGGCCTCGGGCACGCTGGAGTCCCACTCGCTATCGTCAGCCACGGGGATCGCCACTTCCTCCATCGCCGGTTTGGCGCCCAGTTCGCAGTCGACAATGCGGTCGAATTTCTCGCCGGCGACGCTGCGGACGGTGATGGAAAGCGTCTCGGCCAGGGCCCCCGCATTCGCCAGCGCCACCGCGTCGTCTGCGTTGTTGGGCGCCGGCACGCAAGACCGCAGCTTCCACCACGCCTCGGCCTTCTGCCGGGCATAGCCGCTATGCTCCAGGCACACCCACTCGGATTTGTGCTGGTAGTAGGCGATCTCGTAATCAACCCGCAGGGAGCGCGGAGCGTCTGCCGGCGCGTCGCGCTTCACATGCACGCTGTAGCTGACGCTGCGAACGGGATACTCGGTGATCGTGATGTCACCCGAGAGCACGCCCGCGGGGTCGGCCGTGCCTTCGTGCTTGCGGCGTTCCGGCGGCGGGAAGACAAAACCGCACTCGGGGCATGTGGCATAACCCGTAGCGATCAGCGCCTGGCACTGCGGGCATTCTTTCGCGGGTGCTTCGCCTGGGCGCTTGGCGGCCGGATCGGTGACGCGGATCTGGTCTACCGGCCCGTGCCGTAGCACGTTCCCGCCGAAGTCCAGCACCAGGCAGTCGGCCTTGCCGGGGGCGAGGCGGAACCCGCGTCCGACCATCTGGTAGTAAAGTCCTGGCGACATCGTCGGCCGCAGCAGCGCCACGCAGTCGACGTTGGGCGCATCGAAGCCGGTGGTCAGGACGTTGACGTTGGCCAGGTACTTCAGATTCCCCTCGCGGAACCGCTGGATGATCTGGTCCCGGAAGATGCCGGCGGTCTCGCCATCGACAAAGCCGCACTCCTCGCCAGCGAGCCGCTCGATGATCTTGGCGACGTGCTGTCCATGCTTCACGCCGGACGCGAAGATCAGGCACGCCTTGCGGCCGCCAGCGCGGGTGTATTCGACAATCTCCTTGCACGCCGAGTGGACCAGCATGTCCTGGTCCATCAACGCCTCGACTTCCGCGGGCACGAACTCGCCGCCCCGAATGTGCAGGTCGTCGGTGTTGGCCTTGTACTTTCCCGCCTTGGATTTCAGGGGCGAGAGATAGCCGCTGGTGATGAGCTCGCGCACGCCAACCTCATAGCAGACGGCGTTGAGGATGCCCTCGGGCGGCGGCACGCAGATCGGACCCGAGGACATTCGAAACGGCGTGGCCGTCAGGCCGATGACGCGGAGGTCGGGGTTTAGGGTCCGAGCATCCTCGAGGAAGCGACGGTACATGCCGTCGCCGTCCATCGGGATAAGATGCGATTCGTCGACGATTGCCAGTTGGAAGGGGCCCAGCTCTTTGGCCTTCTGATAAACCGACTGGATGCCCGCCACGATGATGGGGTGCGCGGTGTCGCGACTGGAGAGGCCCGCCGAGTGGACGCCGATCTGCATCCACAGGTCCGGCGCCATTGTGTGGAGCTTGTCGACTGCCTGCGCCAGCAGCTCCTTCACGTGCGCCAGCACAATCACCCGCCCGCCCCACAAGCTCACCGCATCACGGCAGATCGTGGCGATCACGGGAGTTTTGCCGCCGCCGGTGGGGATCACCACGCAAGGGTTGTCGTCCCGCTCGCGCAGGTGCTGGTAGACCGCCGCGACGGCCTGTTGTTGGTACGGGCGCAGTTCCATCCGTGGCCTCTCTCTGGGCTTACTTCTCTTCCGCCAACGGGAACAACTCTTCGGGCGTGGCGAAGAGACGATGCAGCCGTTCGCCCTTGAGGAAGGCCGACAGGGCACGCTCCGTTTTGGCGTAGCGTTCGCGCAGTTCAGGCCGGGCGATCTTGCCGCCGGAAGAACCGATCAGGAACTGGAACAGCAGCACGATGGGCTGATCGTTTTCGCCCACGGGCGCACCGGTCTGGAGCACATCAGCAAAATGCCGCAGCAGGGCGCGGTCGCACGAATACCAGGCGCGGGCGAGCACCGCCTTGGTGATGGAGGTGGCGATTCCCCGGAACTGCCGTTTGCCGGCCAGGAGTTCGCTGGCGAAGGTGATGGCCGTGCGGTGCTGCTGCAGGAGTGTCAATTCTTCGCCTGCCGAACGCCTGCGGCAGCCGCCCAGCCCCGCCGTCAACGCCCGCAGCGTCGCCAGTTCGTCGCGACTGACATGCCCGATGCCACCGGAAAGGCTGAGAATCTGGTCGTTGCTCCGCGTTTTGCCGGTATCGATCACCGCCATCGCTTCGGCAGGTTCGTTGACGAAGATGCGCATCGGGACGGTGGCGCCGGACATGACCACTGCCCAGAGCCGGTGCTGGCCGTCCAAGAGCACGCGGTTGGGACTGAAGGCCACGCCCTGGTGGGTTAGTTGCCAGCGCCCCGCCCGCATCTCGTTGGCCAGCGTCTCGACATGGGCGTCGACCAGGGCGCGGTTGTGGGTGTTGCAATGCGTGAGCAGGTCTTCGGCCAGAGCCGGCGTCATTTCCAGGACCTGGCTGTAGCGCTCCGTGCGGGCAAACAATTCTTCCGTTTTCATTGGGCGACTCCTTTCAGGTGTTCGGTGAGGTGGGCAACCAAGGCCCGGAGGTAATCGGGCTTGAAGAGTTCGATGAGGGTGCGGGCACCCATGACCGGGTCATGGGGCATCGATAGCGCTGTCATGGGCGTGGGTTTGGTGGACTCGCGGATGGGGGTGAAGGCTTTGGACGCGCCCCGGCGCGCCGCCGGATTGTATTTCCTACCACCGCGGCCGATGCGCGAGGGCTGTTGGTGAATTTCACCAACAGGCGGCGTGCTCGGTGGCCCCTTGTTTTCCCTGAGCCTACGTGCGTTGTCGATGGATTCGCGGTACTTGCCAACCGTCACATGGTCCACACCGACATGGTCTGCGATGACACGGTCGGTGAGCTCCGGCTTCATCTTCAGTGCTTTGATAACCGCTTTGGCCTTATCGTTGTTGGTCCGCCGCAGGCCATGGGCCTTGTTGGCACCGAGACTTAGCCACTGGGCCTCGGACAGTACCCCCGTCGTCACCTCCGCCTTGATCTGCTTCCGCTCCAGCTTTCGGTGGGCGAAGTAGCGGTGGAAGCCATCGACCAGCCAGTGAGCCGCGCCATCCGAGACCACCTGGACTGGCGGGAACTCGGCCCCCGCCTCCAAGAGGCCGACGTACTCGGCGACCACGCCCTGGTCGATGGCCAGTCGCGGCTGGGTGTCGCCATCGATCCGAATCTTCGAGATATCGAGCATCTGCTCGCTCATGTTCGTGCTCCTTGTCTTGGGGTTTCTGATTACCGCGCGCCCGCAGGAATGCCGGCGGCCTGGAGAATCAGGTTCCGATTGCCGTGGCGCCGCAGCGCCTTGGCGCCGGCGGCGCGGAGTTCGGCTTCGGCCCGGTCGAAGATCTCCATCGCCTGGTTGACCGAGAGATGCTTGTGCCAGGCACACGGATGCGACTCGAACCAGTCGGCCACGGCGCAATACCGCAGCGCGGCGTCGCACAGCTTGCTTTGATCTGCTGGGGGGATGGACTGCGTGCTGTTCATTTCCGCTCCGTTATGCGAACCGTGACTTTGCCGCCCTGAACCAGCTGGGCCTTCTCGATCAACAGCCAGACGATCTGGCTGTCATCCGGGAAAGCCCCGCCATGCTGAAGCGAATCGCCGAGGGCCTTGAGCAGGTTGTCCAGATCCCGCCGGCGGTGGTCCGGAGGGAACGCCTCGATGGCCACCGCCAAAGGCCCCGTCATCGGCCGCACACCCTTGGCACGCAGGATCAGGGCAACCTTGGCGCGGTATGCGCGACCTTCTTCGCTGATCACCATCCGCCCGCGCCACATGCGCCAGTAGTGGTTCACGCTTGGCGGAAATGGCAGTTCGACTTCGAGCATGGGGGCCTCCATCAAGCCTCCCGCCGGCAACAGAGCACCGGCGGGAGGCGCATTGGGGAGAGAGAGAATTGGGCTACCGGCGCCAGGGCGGGGTGGTGGTAGTCGCCTGTGCCGGCGTAGCGCTGGCGGGGTTGGCCTCGCGCTTGGCGTAGCCTTTCACCTCGTTGGCGGGCTCGCCGTTGTCGTCGCGCTTCTTGATCTTCACGGTGATGACCAGGGGGATATTGTGGAGCTCGACGCTGTCGCCGGGCGTCATCACGCCCACTGCGCGGCAGATGGACGAGAGTTCCTGCCGGGCGATCTGCACCGTGGTGGCGTTGGCGTTCTGGAGATTGAGCCGGGCCCAGACCAGGCGCCCCTTGCAGGGGCCGTCGAGAATCTGGAACGTGAGCTCCAGGTACTGACCCCCGCCGTTCTTGGTGGGTTTCATCGTGGTTTCTGTGATCACCGCAAGGTATTTCCCTGCGGGGATGGGCTCAAAGTCCTGGGACGGTTCGACTTGGTTTGCATTGAAGCCATTCAGGTGTGCCATGTGGAATTCTCCTGTGCGTTAAAGTTGGTGTTCTTGAAAGAGCCAATAGGTCAGGGTTCCGAGGGGGTCAGCTTGAGCGCCGGCTGATCCGGGGCGTGGGCCTGCTGGGCGAAGTAGGCGTAGGCCGGCCACTCCAGCGGCAACTCCAGGGGCATGTTCAGGCGGTTCTTGGCGACATGAGTCGGGCCTTCGGAGGTGCGCATCACCCGCTCGGGCGCGACGTTCCGGACCTTCTTGGGGTCGGTGGTGGTGGAGTAGGTGGCGAAGAACACCTCATCGCACCATTCCATCACCACCGCGGCCGCCAGCTTGTGGAGGCGCGGCGAGAAGCGGTCGAAGGCCGAGTCTTCCGGGGTCTGGAACTTCTCGATTTTCGTATGCGCGATCAAAATGATGGCCATGCCGCGCTCGCGCCGCAGGTCATCGAGGGCGTCGAGGAACTTCCGCCACGGGTTAAGCGCGAAGGTGTACCCCTTCTGGAACCCGATCTTTTCAATGTTGCTGACGTTCTCGGCGGTGCAGACTTCCTGCCAGATCAGCCGCTCGAGCCAATCGAGGCTATCGACGACGACGGTCTTGAAGTCGTGCGGGGCCGTGCGCAGTTCCGCCAGCGCCGCCATGACGTCGGCGAAGCCCTGGGCGACCGGAAACTTGGCGCAGTCAATTTCACCAAGGCCATCTTCGGTCTGGATGAAGACGGGGTGGTCGCTGGTGGCCGCCCAGCTGCTTTTGCCCACGCCCTGAACGCCGTGGATCATGCAGCGGCGCGGGGCTGGGCGTTTGCCGTGATGGATTTGGGATAACAGGCTCATATTCGGTTGCTCCTTTGCATGGTTCGTTTAAGAAAAGGGGGCTCTGGGCAAACAATGCCCGGTCGCAGGCACTTGGCCATTTGCTGAGCAGCGGGTGCTTGGTCCCAGAGCCCCCGTGTGTCACATCCAGTCGAGGGTGCGGGGGTCCTCATAGCCGGTGGGCCAGAACCCGCTTTCGCGGCATTGCCGCAGGCGCTTTACGGCTTCTTCGTTTTCCTTCTGGGCCACCGCCAGGACGTCCTCGCCCATCCGCCATACCCCAGCGCGGAACGGCTCTTTCTTCTCGACGGCAATCAGGTGGACGGGCACTTCCCGCGGGTCGAGTCGGGCGGCTGCGGCCAGGACTGAGCGATAGAACGCCAGTTGGTGGGGATAGCCGTAGCGCCGGGCGTCGGCCTCAAACCAAGTCAGATCGTCGGCGGTCTTCAGATCGACAATCGCGGCGCCGGGCAGGTCGCTGAGGAAGTCCATCCGGATCTGACACGGGACCCCGTGCCACTCGGCCCGCACGACAGCTTCGGCCACTCCCTTGGCCAGAAGCTGCCGTGCCAGCTCGTGCGAGAGCACGCCGGCGGCCATCTGCTCGATGAGCGCGGCCTGCTCCTCCGTGAGCACCGGCTTGCCCTGCGCCGCGGCCCATTCGGCAAATGCCTTCGTGTTGGCGCCGTAAGGTTGGCAGGTCTTCTCGTTGATGGGGCCGCCGATCGCGTACTCGGACAGAAACTTCTGCCGACCTTCGAGGGTCAGCGTGTGGGCGGCGCGCCCGATCTGGTAGGCGGGTCGGTCTTCATCCTTCGACAGGCCCGTCTGCTTCCAGTGATAGAGCAGGGGGCACCGACGGAAATCTCCCAGGCGATGGGAGCTCAGAAAGTCCTTCGCGGAGGCGTGATACACATCCGCGGGCTCGGACACCAAGAGGCTGGGGAGGCTACGGGGGATCATCAGTTGTTCTCCGCGCAAGGGAACCAGGTCATGCAGGGATTGCCGGTAACGGCGCAAACACGCTCGGGACCGTTCTTGACCAATCCCGCCTTCCGCAACTCCGGGAGGCGCCGCGAGGGGATGTGGCGTTCCAATCCTGCCGCCACTGCGATCTCGGCGGCGGTGCGGCCGGACTTCTTCCACACCTCCAAGAGGCACAGATGGCGGTGGCTGGCGGCCCGGCCGGAGGTTTCGACTTCCTCGGCGGCCTGGTGGGACGTGATCGGGTCGGTCTTTCGGGCGAGGGCGGTCATCAGCGGCACTCCAGTTCACCGCATCGTTGAGTGCCGACTCCGGCACGCGATGCAGACACCAGTTATTTGCCGCTGCCCCGAAGATTTGCTGGGTCACGAAGATGTGACCCAGTAAACACATATGTGCCACATATGTGCTGGGCGCTGTGTTGGATGACCCAGTAATGCGCCACATGTGTGGCGCATATGAGTTGGCCGGCGCAGCGCCGCGACTACATACCTGACCCAGTAACGCGCAGAGCATGACGGGCGTGACGTCGAGAGCGTCTCGACTCCATCGCCTTGGCCCTACAAACGAAAGGCCCCGTCATGCTTGCCAACTCCTACGTCGGAATGGTCCAACCCGAAGTCCCCCGCCTCATCGTCAGCCGCGCCCGCCGCCTTGGCGTTGGCCACGCTGACATCGACGACCTCCAACAGCAGATTGTGCCGCTGCTGGCCGACTTCCACTTCGATCCCGCCCGCGCCAACGGCGCCACGCCCGCCACGGCTATGACCAGCGTGATCGACCGCCAGATCAAGGCGCACCTTCGCTCCCAGCGCCGCTACCAGCAGCGGGTCGAACGCCTCCAAGCTCAGTCGGGCGAGGCGACCCGCGAGAACGCCGTCGTGCCAACCCAAGTTGCAGAACCCGAGCCGGTGGACCTGCGCATCGACCTGGAACGAACGATGTCCCGCTTCTCCCGACGCGACCGCGCGATCTGCCAGGGCCTCAGTCACGGTCTATCCATCAAGGCCATCGCCGAGTACGTCGGTTGCGGCCGGGACACCGTGGATCGGGCCGTCGCACGCATCCGCCGGGTCTTCGAGACGGCGGGTTTGCGGGCCTGGATCGACCCCAATGCTGGCCATGAAAAGCGGTCCCAAGGGGGGAGGGTTCAACGATGAAAACCCGGGCAGAAATGACTGGATTAACAGGCCAAACTGAGCAAGGGTGTCGCTCGGATCGATCTGCGACCGCAGCGGCGGCCCGGAACATCCCGGGCGCGGCCTGGATCACCGACGAGGCGATTGCGGACACGATCCAGGTGTGGGCGCCGTACTACGGCGGGAAGCTCACCGAACGCGAGGCGGTCGAGATTCTGATGAACTTTACAAACCTCGTGGATGCCCTGGTCCAGGCCAAGAAGGAGCGATGATGCATACCTGCGTAATATGGGCGCGAGTGTCGTCCCGCGAGCAGCGCGAAGGCTATTCCCTCGATGCCCAACTCCGGGTCACCCGCGAGAAGGCCCAGCGTGAGGAATGGACGGTGCTACGTGAGTTCGTCGTGGCCGAGTCCGCCAAGCGCGGTGCGGAACGCGTAGTCTTCAACGAGATGCTCAAGTGGGTGAAAGCCAACGCCCGCAAGCTCAAGATCAACTTCATTCTTGCCCACAAGCTCGACCGCACCTGCCGCAATATGCGCGACGCCGTGCGACTGCAGGAACTCGAAGATACCTGCGGGATCAAACTCGCCTTCGTCGAAAACCAGTTCGGCCCGGGCGCTGCCGGGGCGCTCTCGTTCAACGTTATGGCCGCCGTCGCCCAGTACTACTCCGACAACCTGCGAACCGAGGTACTCAAGGGCATCGAGGAAAAGGTCCGCCAGGGCTGGGCAGCGGGCCTGGCGCCCTACGGATACAAGAACGT